ACTCTCTTGTTTTTGCTAGTCGCTCTCTATGTGATTCTTGCGTGCGCCTTAAACTTTCGTTTATCTCCTCCATGCCAATTCGAAGCTGCTCATTGGCCTCATCTTGCCTAATATCAGCAAGATCAGATGCACGCTTTCTGTTAAGATCAATGATCATTCTTGACGCTTCGGAAGCATCTATAACGCCCTGACTAGATGCCTCAGATATTGCCCTCATGCTATCGTAGAATCGCTTATCTATAAGCTGCTCAGGGCTTAGCTGAGACTCCTTAAACTCATCGATAGCACGGTTGATATCTTCTAGCTCGCGCTTAAGCTCTTTAACGCCTTCTGTTTGCGTTGAATATGGGTTTCCGCCTGCTGCAAGCGTCTGACTTTTACCGGTTAAATCATCTAGCTGGTTATTCGCCTCTTGCAGCGCATAATTGGCAGTGATTATGGTTTCCTTAAACTCTTCTTCGGTTGAGTTTAGGATTAACAGCTTTTGTTCGCGAGTAGCCATGCCTCTAGATGCAGCACTAAGCGCATCTCTGTATGAGTTCTGAGCGTTTGTCGCCTCATCAATAATTCTATTCTGCTTTTCTACCTCTTCTCTCTGAGCTTTGATCTCTTTGGCGTTCTGAACAGATAAGAACTCCCTAGTCGCTTGAGTCAGTACAGTGAGGTCTGACGCAGCCTGCTTAGCACTTTCAGCCATCTCCTTGATGGCCTTTTCGCCATTACCCATGCTTGACGCAAGGTATGTTCCTACAGCTGCGCCAACAGATAATACCGCACCAATAATTGCACCTTTAGGTCCAAAGAGTGACGCGATCTGACCGCCCTGCTGACCAAAAACCAGCATTGCGTTCGTCCCCATTTGGAGCTGAACCGCAATATCCTGAATCTGGTGACCTACTTGCCCAAAGCCGCCACGCATCAAGCGCAGGGTGCCGTTTAAGTTTCGGCCGCCCTTCTCAGTCTTGCCCATGGCGTCAATGCCATCGTGAAGATTGTTGATGTGACGAATTTGTGCCTCTGATGCGCCATTCTGAGCAGCCATGCGGAGATGCAATTCACGCGTGTTGTACTTCAGCATATCGCGCTCACGCTCGAGCAACTGAATCACCTGCTGAATATTCTTCTCACGCTTTTCAGATAGCTGTGCCTCTAGCGCCGCTTGACGCGCCTGCTCTGCAGCTGCAGCACTTTGTTGCCTCTCAGCTGAGATAAGATCGTGCATGTCAGATATGCGCTGCTTCTCTGCACGGCCAAGCCCCATAAGGCTGGCCTTATACAGATCGAACTCTTTGGTAGACATGCGAGCAGCATTAACCTGATCGAACAGCTTCCCAGCCATTCCATCCATGCTGCGCTGAAGGTCAGCAGCGGCCCGACCTACTTTCTTATAGACACCCGATGCGTTATCTACGCCTCGAAGTTCTGTTACTAATACTGACGGGCCTTTCACTCTGCTGTTTCCTCGCTCTTTCAGACTTCAGCCTGATGAATGTAAACCAATGCTGGTATTCATCTACTGTCATCTCAAGAATAACACTAAGTGGTTGACCAAGATAGTCAGCCAACTCGTACATAGCATAAAGCTCGGTCGGCCTATCTTGATCATCAATTAGTTTTTTTCGCGTTCCTCTTCGTCAGCAGAAGTTGTCTGAAGAACAAAGTTTGCGATTCGCGTAACAACATCAGGATCGACGTGCTTGCGCAGCTTAACTTTATCTCCAATGTCGAAGACCGCTTCGCCATCCTTATCGGTAACGCCATAAATGACCGCATAGATCATGAAGTCGAAGTTATCGCCATCAGATCGAGCAAGCCACTTAGCCTTATCATCTAGTGATAAGTTCTTCGAGAAGAGAGTCGCCTCCCACTCTGGGACATACAACTCTCGAATCTCTTTCTTGCTGAAGTGTGATACGGCTGTATCAATTAACTTCATGCAACGCTACCTTCGGTTAACGCACCGTTACCAGTTGCACTGATTGAAAGCTCAACCATGCCGTCGAACGACTGTGACTGGCTTACAGAAGTAACGATTGCAGAGCCCTGAAGCTCAACATTGCCTGAAGTGTTTCCAGCTGGATACAGCTTCAAGGTGACTTCTGAGCCAACAGTCAACGCAGTCTGGCCAGCGTCATCGCCGGTCCAGTACATGTTTACTGATGAGGTCCATGATTTTTGAGTGGCTTTGTTGGTAGTCCAAGCATCACCCATAACAGTATCTGCTACAACTTCACTAGTCTGCTCAAGCGAGAAGTCTCGGACTTCACCTACAGCACTAGTACCTACGTAGACAGCACCATCTTTACCAGTATATGTTGCCATTTCTTTTTACTCCATGCGCATGTTGCGCGTTTAGTTTAACACAAAATGTTTAATACTACGATGTTGGCGAACCTTCAGTCGTAGTGTAAATAACCTCTAGTGACAATATCGCCGTTCCAACCGGCTGATCCCCTTCGCCAAGGTACTGAACCACATAGTTGGTTATTCTAGCATCCTTTGCGTATCCACCGAGAGTGGTATCTGAATAAATGGCAGCTTCGATCTCAGCGGTAATTTGATCGATGTCGTCATCGTAGTTTGCGACACCTTTCACATAAATCTCTAGGTTGACCGATAATGTACGGATTACTGTACGTGGCAGGCTAACCGTAGCGTAATCGGCAGACTCACTGTCTGTATATACAACAATGCCGGGCAACTTGTTAACGCCCATGGGATATACCCGGCTTGGATACACTCGGCCTGCAGTGGTGGCTAGGCCGGTGATCTGGCTGACAATCTGATCCCTAATCAGCTTCCTAATGTGGGCCATTAAGCTTTCTCCAGCGTCAGCTCTGTAATACCGGTGCCATCGTCCATAACGACGCGCACAGTATAAGTTACACCACCAATGACAGCTGTATCGCCCTCTAGGGCTCCAGTAACGTCAGAAGTGCGGCAGGTAAGCCTAGGCTGCTGCATGGCGAATGCTACGCCACCACCTGCATCAACAGCCTGATAATCATTGTCGAAGATGCCCGTAAATGACGTAAGGGTAGCATCTGCGTACGTGTAGGAGACCGTAACACCAAAGTCTGAAAGCATGAACAGTCTATCGTCAGCGGTCTCTACAGGCATTACTCGTCTCCAGCCTCTTCGCTAGATTCTTCAATAGATTCTTCAACCTTTTTACGGGTTCGTCGCTTTGGCTTGGTTTCTTCATCAAGCGCAATAGCTCGGTTTTCCACCTTGGTCTCATCGTGAGGTACAACTCGGCCGATACCCATCAATGACACAGCAAGGTTATCATCTAAGTCAACAATCTTACCTGACCGGCAGGATTCACCCTTGATGATGCAATCTTTAATCACTTCATATTTCATAATTATCTCCTCGGAGAAAGCTCCCCCGAAGGGGAGCCATTAACTCAGGATTAAACTCCGTCGTTTGACACACAGAATGAAACTGCGTTTCGGACAGCTACGTCTACTGTGCTGAATGCTACGATTCGGATAGAACCAGTAGTAGACAGGCTATATGGATCAATAGTGATATCGACGCCTTGGTTCCACATGCCAACCAACAAGTCGTTGAAGTTTCCGAAGTAGAAATCTCCAGCAGTTACTTGGTTAGATACGATAGAACGGTAGCCGTTTACGCTGCCGCCGGGCTCAACTACGAACTGAGCAGTGTTAGACGCTTTCTCAGTTGTTTTCAAGCCGCCGTAGCCAGCTGCAGTCATAATGTACGCTAGGTTGCCCAGCAACGCGTTGTCGTTAGCAACAGCAGTTTCCATTGCAACGATTTCAGCGAAAGTAGGAGCAGCAGCGCCAAACGTAGTGGTGTTTACACCGCTAGTGTTCTTGATGCCGGTAGGCTGACCGCTTGAGCCAGTACCTGCCAATGCAGCCAAGTCTACAGCAAGAGCCAAAGACTGAGCCAAGTCATCGCGTACTAGGTTTTCAACGTCCAAGCTTGACTGCTGGCGCAACTGACGAGTGATGTCAGTGTAAGCCGCAAGCTGGCGTGGAACCATAGTAATTGAAGTCGTGGTCATTTCTGACTCGCTGGCAGCACCACCTTCTGTGCTGATCCAAGCTGCAGAAGCTGCACTTGCCTTCTTAGGAATAGCAACATCGCCTGACAAGCCAGACAACATGCGAGCGCCAGCCTGCATAACAGAGCTTGCATTTCGCAACACGTCTACGAACTCACCGCCGCGGAAGTCGTCTGAAAACAGATCGCTTTCGTCGGCAGAGTTCAGATCACGCTTGCCCAACACTTCGAACGGAACCATGATACCCTGTGGGTTAGCACCGTATGCCTGAGCAGCGGCACGGCCAACTTCTAATTCGAACGCAGCAGCTTCTTGAGCGCGACGATCAGAAGGGTTAGCCAAAGCATTGACCACTTTAAATAGTGAGAAACGCTTCTGCTCTTTCTTGGTTAAACCAATCTCTTTCTTCTCAAGAGCAGAGCTAGAACCGATCACGTCTAAAAGCTCACCACGGAACTCTTCGATTGAACGGCCTTCTGCGATTGCTTTGTGAGCAAGGTCAGAGCGGTTGTGTTTTGCGCCTAACTCAACAATTTGAGCGGCGTTACGCTGTGCGGCTTTCTTGGCTTCTGCCTCAACCGCTGCAATATCGACTTCAGACATAATAGTCTCCTCATTTTTAAAGTCGGTTTTAATTACAGGTTCGGGGGAAACTCGTACGGCTGGCTCACGTTCGATTGTCACATCGGCAGATCGCCCCAAGCCCACGGAGGTGTCCGCAGGAATTGATACCAAACTTGCTTCCATTGGCTTCCAAGACTTAGCCACATAGGTGTCCTTGTCTTTTCTCTCCAACTTGTTGATCGTGTAGCCCACACTAATATTAGTACGGATTCCATCCACAACGTCGTCAAAAGCCTCTTTAGCCAATGCGCCTTTTCCAAAACGCACCGTCGCCCGGAGTCGCCGGGCCGAGCTATCGAGTTCGACACTTTTTACCACACCAACGACCTTAGTTGGGTCGTGGTCAAGAAGCAATGGAGCCCTTCCTGAGTTCAGGAATGATAGGTCAATCGCCTCTTCGGAATGCTCAAGCACTTCCATGCCAAATGATCGGGCAACAGGCTCTTCTGAGCTTACTGCGATCCTAGCTTCGCGTGCTTCTTCGTTGATCGGAGAAGACTCAATCACCATTGAGCGGTGTTCAAGCTCAATCGCTTGTAATCGATCTGCCGACTCAGGGGTCTCAACTTCTTCTTCGCGAGCGCTTGTCTTGCTTAGCGTAGAAAACTTGTGAGCGACCAAGGTGTCGGTCTCTTCTCCATCTCTGTAGATCCTAATAAGGGCCGCAGGATCTTCTTCAGTTCCACTGACAGTAACATCAGCGTTAGGAACATCGATCTCTCCATCCCTTTCAATGCTTTCTATTTTGCCCATAGCTTTGCCGCCGGAACTGTTCCATTCCACGAAATCTCCGACGCTAAGCTCGTTTGGCTCTGCTCTTTCCATAGCCCTTTCCTCTACGGCTGGTTCAAACTTGATGACCTCATAGTCGTGGTCAGCAAGCCACTCTCGCGCTTCATCAGCGCTAAATTTGGATTTATCAAAGCGAAGCGACTGCTCTTCAGCCTCTCCACCTTTAAGTCCAAGAATAAGGTGAATGCCATCACCAAATTCATCGTTCATACGACGAAAGCCCTGATATTCGCTAGGGTCTTTTAATCGTGCGGCATGCTCCTTGGTGTAGGGGCGCTCGTCTTCGATTTGATAGTCTCTTTCGTCCATGCGCTCAATTCTATCACGAATCTTCTTACTCCACGAGAAGCCCGCATCACCGCCCCAAAGCAACCACGCAATTTTGCCTGCGCTGGGGTATCCCTTTTCGCCCTGATTAAAACCTTCAGCCTTTTTGTCCACCTCGTGACGAGAAAAGAATGAATACATACGCTTAACCGTAGAAATAGATAGCTCACTACGGTTAACAATGTCACGAGCGCGAGCAACGCCCACAGCAGTACCGCCTCGACCATGCTCTTTGCGGAGATCAAGGCCTCTTTGAGCTGCCTTAACCATTCCATCAGTAGGTTTAGTATCAATGTCTACACCCTTATACTTAGGCATTGCCGTCTCCAGAATCAGTGCCTTCAGGTACAACTGGAGTGAATTGGGCGGCGTAAGGCTCAAGCGCGTAATTGACTCCGAACTGCTCCATTAGTGCCTTGTCTCGGACGATCTGAGCCAACAGCTCCTCAGTATCCTTACCGTAGTTCGAAGCAACATCCTGCAATGATAGGACGCCATTCTTAAGCCCCATAATCGCCGCATTCATTTCTTTCTGTGGGTCAACCCAGCTCCACGCTCTAGCCCTAAAGGTGGACGCATCGGCAAACTTCTCATACTGCTTGAGAGGCATACCCATCGCACCCATCTCCATCGCAGACTCCAACCAGCTCTCATAGATTGGCCGAATAACGTGGTCGATAAAGAATGCTTGAATGTTCTTGTAATAGTCTCGCTCTTCCAAGGCCCCCTGACGGATGCTTGAATAAGACGTAGACGTTAAATCGTTTGAGATGCTTGTGTATGATACACCCAGCCCAGATGCTATACCTTTAAGGATTGCCTTGTGGAAATCATCAAACTCATTCGACGGGAAGGCAGGGTCAAAGCTGGTAAACCCAACCCCCGTAGGCAATTGATGGAAGGTGCCGGGTTCTGCCGACATTATAGGTACATTGCCGTCCAAGTCGTCAGCCACAAAGCCATCACCTTGAGGTGAGGTGAAGAATCCCATCTTGGACGCACCAATACGGGCATTGATCACAGCAGCTTCCCTGAAGCCATTCAACTGCTTTAACGCTGCAATGGCAGATGCGGTCCAAGGCTCGCCACGAGTCTGACCGGCACGCAAAGGCATGTAGATGTGAATCACACGATCAGCAGGAACACGCGTATACTTGCGATTAGCGTTCAAAGACGTGTAATCGTAGTCTCCGGGATGGTAGTTCAATACGTGGTAAGCAACAGGGCGACGGAATCGATCCAACTCGACACCCATTCGAATGTCATTGCCGTTTCCAGCGGTTTCGTTCTTCTGCTCGTCAATTCGATCTGGCTCAATGAACTCTAATGCGAAGGAATCCTGAAACGACGCTGATCGATGCTTAACGATAAAGACCTCACCGTCACGAGCAAGGCCTTCCATAACCATTTTCTGCACATCAACAAATGACATCTTGCCATCAACGGTGCAGTTGCCCTTCTTTGACCATTTCTTGAACGAGTCTTCGATAGCCTGATTGCCACTTTGGTCCAAGTTACCAACCGTGTCCAAAGCCTTAACCTGAAGCGTAAAGCCCCTATCACCGACGACATTGGTCTTCATTAGATCCAAATATCGCTTTACGTATTCGTTGTTTCTAGCAAGATCGCGCGATCTGTTGCGCATTTTGCGGATAACTGGGTATAACTCACTATCCGCACTTCGATTCGAGTCAAAGAAGTCAGAAAACAGCCTAGATGTGCTTGCAGCATGATATTCGCGCTTAACAAGCCCTGCTTTCTTGCTCTTCGGCTTGAGGAAGTCAAAAATCGCCATTTAAAACCTCACTTTTACCGTTGAGCCGTTAGATTTGCCGCGCTTTAATAGCTCATCGTTATTGTGCTTAACAATTTCTCTCTTATAGCGGTCTCTTGCCTCCATAAGCTCCGAGAAACTCATCTTTGTCAGTGATCGACCCGCAATCGAGTAACTTGATACATCAGAATCAGCCTTTCCTTCCAGAATGGTCTGAATCTTATCAACCATTATCTCTGCATGTATACGTGGATCGGCCTGATTGTTGTCCATATCAGGAAGAGCCGTAAAGTCGCCGATATCAACGACCACGCGATTACCTGAGCTCGTTTGTGTGATCTCTAGCTGCCAGTGATAAAGACCGGGCAGAAATGAAGCACTAGTATCAGAGTCAACCTTAAATAGATAGTAGTTATCAGTCGATTCAGCGGCTTGAGGAAGCTTGATCTCAGTAGATCCACCTCCAGTAATGCGAGCAACATATTCGGCCGTATATCCAGACGAGGTAGGGTAGTCGCCAGCGATGTCTGATCGCTTCCATTGAAGGAAGTCGCCAACTACGACCTCTGTGGGTTCGCCTTCTGGCGCGTTTGCTGCATCAAATAAGTTAGCCATTAATCACCGCCATGAGTTCACGAAATTGCGGCCAGTCTTAGGAACAAATTGCTGCCTTCTGGGCTGTTGTTTACGCTCAATTTGCTCATTATCTACCTTCTGCGTCGTCTCGGCCTCCATTTTATCGGCCAAGGTATTGACATTGACGCCTATGATAGCATACGCGGCGTATGAATAACACATACAGTCTAAAGCCTCGTTTCTGGCTCTTATCTTCTCGAATACACGCTTTTTGAACCCTTTATGGAACCTTGTGACCACCTTTTCGGCCGTTAACTGCCTAAAGTATTCGTCGTTTAGCCTATCTGAGAAGTGAATATACCCCGCTCCGGGCTCGTCAATGCGCATTCTAGCAAACAAAAGCGACTTAATTGTATCTACACCGACAGGAAATAATGGGCATTTGGCCACATTCGATTTAGATGGCCGGCCAGCGGCAGGTTTCCCCTCGCCACCGACACCCTTGATCGCAAATACCCGTCTTCCAGTGTGCTTTTTGCAGTATTGGTACACAGCGTTCGTAAAGTGACCGCCTGAGTCAACGCAAGTGCCTCTAATCGCCATTTGGCGGCCAGAAACCGTGTCAAACTGCCTAAATATGACCGAATCAAGGTTTGTCCATAACTGTGGCGTGCTGGGATCGCCATAAAGGGTGCCATGCTCAATAACCCACGACTCATCGTCTCTTCCCCAGCCGATAACCGAATATTCTAGGCGGTTATCCTGAACGTCAACACCGCAAGTCAGGAATATAACCTCATCTGGAACTGTCTCAAGGACCTCTCGCCTCTCAGACAACGAATAATCATCGATGGTTTCACCTGCATCTTCCCAAGTTTCGCCAAGATACGTATTCGTCCACACCCTCAACTGCTCTGGGTTCTTTTTAACGCTCAAAAAGTCCCTTACACCGTCAGCCAACGGGGTCCACGGGGAATAAAGTCCGTTAATGGCGAAGCCTGCCACTCCTTTGAATTCCGCGTTTGCCTTCCAAACACCATTCCTGATTGACCAGCGCCGGTCAGCGTCAGACCACAAAGTACCACAATTGTCACACATATACGCAGCGGTTTCGGGGTCGTCATCTTGCCACCTCACATTTGCCCATTTTAACACCTGATCCTTTTCACAATGCTTGCACGGAACATAGTATTGCCTCTGGTCTGACTGCTCGAATGCCTCCTCGATCCTAGAGGCACCCCTGTTCGTAGGAGTGGATACCATTACGATCTTGCGGTTCCAGAAGGTGGCGCTACGTTTACGCGCAAGCTGGATAGGATCACCCTCAGTTCCTGCCGAAGTTGGGTATCTATCGACCTCATCACATAAGACCAAGCGTATTGGGCGCGACGCGAGGCCCGATGCGGAATTGGCCCCCACCATAGTCAAAGCGCCGCCGGGAAAGACCTTGTGCAACGTCGTATTACCAGAATCCCTAGAACGCGGATCTTTAACCTTATCCCTTAACGCAGGGGTGGATCGAATCAGACCAGATGCCACACGATCCTTACTGAACGCCTGAGCCATATCCAACGTCGGCTGTAGTACCAATATGGGACTAGGGTCGTGGTGAATGTGATACCCAATGATATTCAGGATAGCCTCAGTCTTGCCCAACTGAGCGCCAGCCATAACGACGACCTCCTGAATGTTCGGGTCGGAACACGCATCCATTATGCCGCGCTGATATTCCGCCCTAGACGTATACCAACGCCCGGGCTCAGCACTACTTTGTGAGTCGAGTCGTCTTTCTCGGTCTGCCCACTGGCTTACGCTTAGCTTTGGGGGCGGCTTTAGCGTCTGTATTGATTTCTTCAGGTGCGTCAACAGAAGCTGTTGTTGGGTCGATCTTTGGGTCATAGTTACTCAGCTCTTCCAGAGATTCGTTTATCAAGTCTTCAAGTATCGACTTGCACATACCTGTGTTCGTCTCAGCAGATACAACAGGCGCTGCCTTGGTGGGGATGGATAGCAGCTTGGCCTTCAGAGCCCCAAGAACATCGTTCCATGCCGAGACCACGTCTTCTGCGATCACAAGCTCGCCATGTATCTTCTTTAGCTCAAGCTCAGCTATTTCAGCCTCAGCGTTTACCTTCCTTGTCCTTGCCTCATCGTAAGACGAACCAAGCTTTACACCACCAGTCGATGCCATACTGCCTCCTTTTTGCCTGATTATACACACATCTGCCTACTTCATTCATCGGAAAAATCGATTGATTTGGAGATTAGTTGAGGAAAATTCTATCGCTACGAAAACTCGGCGCGCGCGCAGTACC